TCGCCGTTTTCACCCTCGGTAATCTTCGAGTAGAAAAGTTTATCAAGGCCAATGGTAGCCATAGTTCATTCCTCCAATCCATACAGTTTTGCCACATCAATGGCATAGTGGTGGTAGCCGGTATCATCCTCATGGCCGATGTACCACCTGTCTGTAATCACAAAATCAGCGGCAAGAAGCGCCTTTGAAAGCTGCTCCTTTCGCTTCAGATAGTTGCCTTTGGTAAACAGGGAGAGCCGCGCCTCCTGGGTTTCAAACTCTGGGAGGTTATCCGCATGGAGTTCATAGGTGTCCGCCAAAGGCGTGACCACCACATATTCCTCCGGCGGCTCATCGGAGAACACGCCCGTCTCCACAGGCAGGCCGCAGCCGGTAACCGCAGCCTTGATTTCCGATAAAAGGATCAAATCTTCTCCACCTCCTCATCCAGCTTCGCCTTCATGGCGTTGATACAGGCATTCCTGGAAGAGGACCGGGCCGGTTTTAAGAATGGCTTGGCAGGCTGGCCGCTTTTGCCGTATTCCAGGATGGTGGCGATTTTGGCGTTGCTGTCGCCATCGGAACGAGGCTCGGAAAAACCCACCTTTACATTGAAATCACCGTTCTTATCCTGCAGGGCAGGTGAAGTGCCAAGGGAGCGCAGAAGTTCCCCGGTGCTTCTGGACTCATACTTCGTCCCGCTGCCGATGACCGCCTGCAAATTGGAGCGCACCTTGTCCTCCACAACCTCCGCGCCTGCCTCCAGCACCTTCGGGAGAATCTCATCCGTCTTGTCCGCCAGCCTGGACACCTTCATCAGAAAGTCGTCCGGCATTTTCATCTGAACCTTAGCCACCGGGTTTCACCTCCTGCGCCATAATCTCCAGATACATCCCCCGGCCTTTGACGTCTTCCACCGAAGTGATCTCAAAGGTATGCCCATCGCAGAGGATGCGCATATCCGTTGTGACTGCTACGCCGGGGATTACCCGGAACCGGAACAGGTCGGTGGCGGTAGAAAAGGACGCCATATTGGCCCATTTTTCACTGCCATGTCGGCCTTCCCGGTAAGCCCGGACCTCCGCCACGGTCACATCCGTTTCTGTCTTGAATCCCTCATCATCCTGCGTGAACTGTTTCTCCACAAGCGAAATGAAGGTGTTCATCTTTCCAAAGCCCATGTCACACCTTCCATTCCCGGTCGAGCCGAAGCAGAAGGTTGACCGTGTTCCAGACCTGCTGGCCGGCCTGTACATTGTCCGCGAAAAAGCCGCCCGTGGAACCGTCCCTGGACTCGTAGAAGTGGGATGCCAGCATGATCACCGCCTGTTCGGTGGTAGCAGGCATGGGATTTTCAGCATAAGTCCCTTCCGGGACGTGCTGGTAGCTTTCCGCATAGGAAACAGCGGCGGTGATGTAGCCCTGCAAAAGCGCATCATCCGCCGAATGCTCCAGAATCAGGTTTGCCTTGACTTTTTCCAGCAGAGTGTCCATCACCGCCGCCCCCTTTCCGTTATGTCGATGCTTTCTGTGCCAGCACCTTGATGGCCTCGGACAGGATCAGCTTGCCGTCCACGCGCTGGGAAGCGAGGAAGCCCACCTGACCGTTTGCCGCGTACAGCTCGTTCAGGCGCTTGAAGGAACGCCCCTGGCGGTCTGCGATCCAGTAGTAGCTGAAGTCGCCAAAAGCGATGGTCTTCGCGCTGGCGGCGATGGCGGGCATATAGGCCGAAGTACGCACAGGACGACCCAGGATGGTATCCGGCGTTCCGGCAGTCAGGGAAGGCTGCCACAGGTACTGGCCGCTGCCATCTTTCAGTTTACGGACTGCCTTGATGGTGGAATCGTTCAGCACCCACACAGCGTTGCGGCGGTAGGGCGATTTCAGGGAGTAGAACAGGTCGATCAGTTCATCGGCGGTAATCGCGGTGGCAGATGCGGCAGTGATGCCGGTCTCTGCGCCGCCGCTGGCTGCCAGGATGCCCAGGGGCTTGCCGGAGCCATCCCCGGTAAAGAAGGCTTCCTCCTCCTTGGCGCCGATACGGCGGGCAAACTCACGGGAGATGTAGCTTTCCAGGTCAAAGACACTGTCGTTTAACAGTTCCTCGGAAACCTTGATCATCGTCCCCAGCTTATACGCCCCGATGGATACCTGGCCGAAGGAATCATCGCTCTCCGTGTAGGCACCTTCCTCATCGATCCAGGATGCGGTACCCTTGGTCGCCACTACCGGGATCTTCCGGTCGCCGCTGGATGTCTGGATCACCCTGGCAAGCTGGCGGAATACATTTTCCTCTTCCAGTGCTTCCACCAGGGTACGCTCGTACTCATCCGGCACCAGGTAGCCGCCCTCGGAATCCGTCCCGATCTGCAGCGCATTCACCACGGTAGGCATCGGAGCCTTGGAACGCATCATGTTCCAGAAGTTCTGGCGGTACTCATCGGTGGCGCGGCCGGTCTTAGTCTCCTCCTTGCCGCTCATGGGCTTACCCGTCAGGGGCTTGTTTACCGGGCGGTTCAGTTCCGCCTCCAGCGCCTCCTGACGTTCCAGGCGGGCGATCTCCTTGCCCAGGTCGGTGATCTCCTGCTCCATACGGGTATAGGCGGCGTCATCCTCGGCGGACAGGACGCCCTTATCGTTTCTGTGGGAATCCAGAAAGGCTTTCGCGGCTTCCCAGGCTTTGGCGCGCTTCTCGCGCAGTTCAAGAATCGTCATAGTGGTATCCTCCTTAATGTTTCAAAAGATTGAGCCGCTCGTAGAGACTGTCTACGGAGCGGCCCTTGGGTTTGGAATCTTCGGTTTTCTTAGGATTGGTCCTGCAGCTGGCCGCGATCTTATCCATCAGGGAGTTGACCACAGCGGCTTTGGAATACAGCATGGACACCGCAGGCGGCTCCATGTCCTCCGGGATCTCCGCCCGTGCCAGGACATCATCGGCAAAGCCAAGCTCCACCGCCTTGTTTGCGTCCATCCAGGTCTCTGCGTCCATCAGATGTGAGAGCTTGGCGCGGGACAGCCCGGTCTTGATTTCATAGGCGTTGATGATGGAATCCTTCACGCTGCCAAGCATCTCGATGGCCTTCTGCATCTCTGCGGTATCGCCCATAGCCACCGTCATGGGATTGTGGATCATCATCATGGACACCGGACTGACCAGTACTTTTGTACCAGCCATAGCAATGACCGAGGCTGCGCTGGCTGCGATGCCATCGATCTTCACGGTCACGTTGTGCGGATAATCCATCAGCATGTTATAGATCTGGGCCGCCGCCACGCAGTCGCCGCCGGGGCTGTTGATCCAGACCGTGATGTCCCCGTCCCCAGCCATCAGTTCCTCCTTGAAAAGCTGGGGCGTGACGTCATCGTCAAACCAGCTTTCCTCAGCGATGGTGCCGTTCAGAAACAGCGTTCTCTCCACTGTTTCCGTCTGATTCTCCTGATTCGTCACCGTCCTGTTCTTCCACTTCCAGAACTTCTTCATCGGGTTTTTCCTCCTTTCCCGTTTGTGTATCTGCAAAAGCCCCCGCATTCCCCAGCGGGAGCATATTGCCGTTGATCAGGTACAGGTCGCCGCCTTCCTCGGCAGGGATGCGGTCCATGTTCTCCAGTTCCCGGATGTCATTGGCGCTCATCCAGCCGTTCTGCCTTGCGGTAGCGTAGCCGGACATCCTGCTGGCATAATCGCCCCGGAGCAGCCCTTCCACGTTGAACTTGGCAAAATACCGCTTCTTTTCCTCCGGGGAAAAAAGCGTCCGCTGGATGGACTGCTCCCAGCGCACCAGCCAGGGCTCCAGCGTGTATTTCACGAACTCCAGAGACTGCTGCTCAATATTAGAAAAGCTCGACTTCTCCAGGTCGCCCACCATGTGGGGCGGCACCCGGAAAATTCGAGCAATCTCATTGATTTGAAATTTTCTGGTTTCCAAAAACTGTGCCTGTTCCGGCGAGATGCCAATCGGCGTATATTTCATTCCTTCCTCTAAGACAGCGATCTTATTAGCATTACCGCTGCCTCCAAAGGTGGACTGCCAGCTTTCCCGGACACGCTGCGGGTCTTTGATGGTACCCGGATGCTCCAGGACACCGCCAGG